GTGCCCGTATGTCTGGAATGCCGGGACCCATGAAGGATGAAAAAGGCCGCCCGACCCGTAAAGCTGCTTCATTAAAAAGATGGAAATGTTAACTATGGCAACTCCAGAAATAGAAACGGCGCGAGAGCTTGCAACTCATGCAAATGACATAGAGCATTTGCAAGATGACATGGATGCTATGCGTGAAGACGTTGCGGCCATTCGTAAGTCATTGGAGGACATCAGCAAAAAACTGGCCTCTGCTGAAGGTGGTTGGAGAGTGTTGATTGCGGTTGGGACTGTGTTTGGCAGTCTTGTTGGTTCGTTAATTGGGTTTTTTGGTGCCAAGGCGAACTGATGCCTACCGTATCTAAGAAACAAGAAAAGTTTATGCAAGCGGTTGCGAACAACCCCAAGTTCGCTAAAAAAGTCGGCGTACCCACAAGCGTGGGGCGCGAATTTACTAAATCAGGAGGCGGTATGCCAGTCAAACCAACATCAGAATCAAAAACTCGTTCGCAGGAATCCGACGCAGCAAAACGTGAAGCTGTCGGTGGCACCGGCATGAAAAAAGGCGGTGCGGCAAAAGCAAACCCGTTCATGGAAATGATTGCTAAGAAAAAAACTATGGCTGGCAAGCCTATGAAAAAGATGGCTTCTGGCGGTCTGGCCGGTGGACACAAGTCTGCTGACGGTATTGCGTCTAAAGGCAAAACCAAAGCCAAACAAATTGTCATGGCCGGTAGCAAGGGCATGAAAAAAGGCGGCTACTGCTAATAGGAGGCTGTCATGGCTGAAGAAAAAAGTTTAGCTACACAAGCGTACGAAAAAGTAATGGGCACTCCGGAGCAGAATAAAGCTGCGGAAGAACGTATGGCAGCGCGTGATGCTAAAAATCCTGATTCCATGCCAGCAAAAATTAACCGGGCAGCAAAAACTGTAACGGGTAAAAAAGCAGGGGGGTCTATTTCTTCTGCCTCTGCTCGTGCCGATGGTTGCGCTGTTCGAGGCAAAACTAAAGGAAGAATGGTATGAAAACCAAAGACATCTTAGCGCTTGCCGCATTAGCTGGTGGACTCTACGGCCTCAATGAAGCAGGTAAAGTAGATAAGTCACTGGAGAAAATGAAAGTTGCTGGCGGCGCAAAAGATGTTTCTGGGTCTAAGTTCATGGATGCTATGGATGAACTTACTCGGGAAGATTACGGAACCGCCAGTCCAGAAAGACTTAAACGGGCAAGAGCCGCAGCTATTCGAGAAGAGCCTTCCCTGCGCGGAGTTATGACAGACTCAAGCGGTAGGCCGGTTCGTTCTGGTTCGGGGTATCTTAAATCGGGCCAGTACAAAAAAGGCGGTGCCGTTAAATCAAACTCGGCTTCCTCCCGCGCTGATGGATGCGCTGTGCGTGGTAAGACAAAAGGACGGATGATATGAGAGCGTCTCGTGGTATGGGTGCAATAAGCCCTTCCAAAATGCCCGGCGGGAAGAAGAAAGCCCGTCGGGATGACACCGACTTTACGCAATACAAAGAAGGTGGGAAGGTCAACGCTGCTGGTAACTACACCAAGCCCGGTCTTCGCAAGAAGATTGTGTCGCAGGTAAAAGCCGCAGCTACTCATGGCACAGGTGCAGGTCAGTGGTCAGCCCGCAAGGCACAGCTTGTGGCTAAGAAGTACAAGGAAGCAGGTGGGGGTTACAAAGATTGAAAGCGCCGCAGAAAAGCTTGAAAGACTGGGGAGACCAGAAATGGACAACCAAAAGTGGGAAGCCATCGTCGAAGACTGGCGAAAGATACCTACCGGAAAAAGCGATAAAAGCGTTAAGCCCAGCCGAGTACGCAGCCACAACGAAGGCAAAGCGGGCAGGGAAAGCAAAAGGTAAGCAGTTCGTAGCCCAACCCAAGGGCATAGCAAAGAAAACAGCGGGATATAGGTAATCAATGACAACATCCGGCACAGCCAGTTTTAACCTTGACCTTAATGAAATGGTTGAGGAGGCGTTCGAACGCGCCGGAAGTCAACTGCGTACTGGTTACGATCTGCGCACAGCCCGGAGGTCTTTGAACCTCCTTTTTGCCGATTGGGCAAACCGTGGCGTGAACATGTGGACGTTCGAGCAGAACACAATTATTTTGACACAGGGGCAACCGACTTATGCACTTCCTGACGATACTGTTGATTTACTTGACCATGTTATTCGGACTAACGCCAATCAGCCAAACAACCAAGCCGACCTGACAATTACCCGTATCTCCGTCTCAACCTACGCCACTATTCCCAACAAGCTAACCCAAGGTCGTCCGATTCAGGTCTGGGTGCAGCGTCTGTCGGGCAGTGAATCTTTACTCACAGGTACTTTGCAGGCAGGCATAACAGACACGACCACTACCATTCCTGTGACTTCCTTGGCAGGTGTAGCCACTGCGGGTTTCATTCGTATTGGCACAGAGTTAATTGGGTTTAATGAAACGCAGCCTGCGGCCAATGGCAACCCGGCATACCTGCTTAATTGCACCCGTGGCCAAGGCGACACAACAGCAGCTTCGCACTTGGTAAGCGCCCCAATTTACGCAGTGCAAAAACAAAGCATTACCGTCTGGCCAACCCCAGATAGCGCCAACACATATCAGTTTGTTTACTGGCGGATGCGCCGTATCCAAGACGCAGGTAATGGTGGTACCAAAACCATGGATGTACCGTTTCGGTTTATTCCTTGTTTGGCCGCAGGACTGGCGTACTATATTGCCTTGAAAGTACCGGAAGGCTTACCCCGATTGGACATTCTAAAAGCCCAGTATGACGAGGCGTGGAATAACGCAGCCAACGAAGATCAAGACCGGGCGGCAGTGCGTTTTGTTCCAAGGCAGTACTTTATTGGTGGTGGTTAATTGTGGGTAACAGGTTTGCTTCTGGTAAACACGCGATTGCGGAGTGCGACCGGTGCGGGCAGCGGTATAAACTCAAAGAGTTAAAGAAGCAGGTCTTAAAGACCAAGACCTATAACCTGCTGGTGTGCCCTACCTGCTGGGACCCGGATCAGCCGCAGTTGCAGTTGGGCATGTATCCGGTGGATGATCCGCAGGGCTTGCGCGATCCACGGCCTGACTTAAGCTACTACCAAGCGGGCTACACAGGGTTGCAGTTGACAAACGCAGTAGGGATGGATACAGATGAGAACGGCGATCCCAGCGGCGGCAGTCGGGTGTTTCAGTGGGGCTGGAGGCCAGTGGGCGGTAGTAGTGCTAATGATGCGGGGCTGACACCAAACTACTTGGTCTCTGCCGGGGTTGTGGGTACAGTAACGATTACATAGGAGTTGATATGAAACACGAAGACATCAAGAAGGACAAGCCGTTCATGGAAAAGATTGCCAAGAAAGCAGTCAAAGGCCATGAGAAGCGCATGCACAAAATGGCCAAGGGCGGTGTAACTAACGACCAGCTTAAATCTATGGGCCGCAATTTGGCGCGAGTTGCCAATCAAAAATCGGGCTAATCATGGCTAAATTTTCACAAAAGCAGGGCGGCAAGGAAGTAGGCCAAGCTGCTGTTTACGCGGAGCCACATACCATGGACGGTAAAGCAATCAAGGCAGAACTAACAAAAGGCGAGTCAGGTGCCAAGTGCATAGACAGCATGAACATATCTGTTGGCGGTCTTTCCAAGGGCAACTACAAAGAACCAAAGACAACTGGTATTGAAACTCGAGGTAATGGTGCGGCTACTAAAGGCCGTATTGCTCGTGGTCCGATGGGTTAATCATGACGTATACCGAACTGTTCATTACTGTTAAGAACTACCTGCAAAACGACTTCCCGTCGAATACGTGGACAGACGTAGCAGGTACAGGCACAACTACGTCTGACGGCACTGAGCAGATCAATACGTTCATTACACAAGCTGAAGAGCGCATCTACAACAGCGTTCAGATTCCGCCTTTGCGTAAGAACGTCACAGGCATATCTTCTTCAGGTAATAAATATTTGTCCTGTCCGCCGGACTTTATGTCTGTGTTTTCTATGGCGGTGATCGACGGCGATGGCAATTATGAGTATCTGTTGAACAAGGATGTTAACTTTATTCGTGAAGCATATCCGAATCCAAACTCCACAGGTTTACCACGGTATTATGCTTTGTTTGGCCCTACGGTTGTAGCAGGCATTACTACGGATGAATTGAGTTTTATTCTTGGCCCAACTCCAGATACTGCATACGACGTTGAACTGCATTACTACGCATACCCTGAGTCCATTACTGTTGCAGCAGATGGGCGTACATGGCTAAGTGATAATTACTCGCCTGTTTTGTTGTACGGCACAATGCTCGAAGCCTATGTATTCCTGAAGGGCGAGATCGACATGATGGCTGTCTACAAAGGTAAGTATGATGAAGCATTGGGTCAGTTGAATCGTCTGGGTACAGGTCTTGAGCGTGGTGATGCTTACCGTGATGGTCAGGCTAAGATTAAGGTTAACCCATGATCCAGCAAGGACTGACAAACAGCTTCAAGCAAGAGATGCTCCAAGCGGAGCAAAACTTGGCAACCGACACACTAAAGATGGCGCTGTATACTGCTTTTGCTGATGTGGGTCCGTTGACGACTGTGTACACGGCAACCAATGAAGTTACAGGTACGGGGTATGTAGCAGGTGGTGTGATAGTTACCGGCGCAGTCATAAGCACAGAAACAACAGGCCCTAACGCTGGCACCGTCTACGTAGACTTTGCTGATGTATCTTGGCCCGGTGCCAGCTTTACGGCTCGTGGTGCTTTGATTTACAACGTCACTCGTAGTAACAAGTCGGTAGCTGTACTGGACTTTGGTTCAGACAAAACATTTTCAGCAGTAAGTAACACCGTCACTATGCCAGCAAATACGGCAACGACGGCTTTAATTCGTTTTCCTTAAGAGGTCATTATGCCTATCGCAAAATCGCAAATGGGTGAAACTGTTCAGGCTGGCGTAGGCAAAGCCGCGCAAGGTAAGGATCGTGTAGGTCTGGGCGGGGTATTTAATGTGCAGTGCTTCGATGCTGACGGCAATTTAAAGTGGGAAGATACTTTTCACAACCTAGTCGTTAACGAAGGTCTGCAAGACTTAAACACCAAATATTTTAAAGGCTCAAGCTACACTGCGGCTTGGTATTTGGGTTTGGTTACAGGTCCGGGTTCTGGTACGACATATAACGCGGGTGACACACTGACTACACATGCAGGCTGGACTGAGTTCACTGCCTATACCGGTAACCGTAAAGCCGTGACGTTTGGTACTGCTACTACAGCCGACCCATCCGTAATTAGCAACTCTGCTTCTCCATCTCAGTTCGTCATCACTGGTGGCGGCGGCACAGTTGCTGGTGCGTTTTTAACAAATGTAACTACAGGTACATCAGGCGTTCTGTTCTCAGAAGGCGACTTCACAGGTGGCGACAAGATTGTAGCTGCGGCGGATACTATTAATGTCACTTACACATTTAACGCAGACGCAGCGTAACGGAGGCTATATGGCAACATTTAAAAAAAGTGACACTGTTAAAGTCAAGGGTGTAATTCCACAAGGCCCGGTGGAGGCCATGAGAATGGATGAAGACGGCAACATACAATATTTAATTTCATGGATTGACGTAGATGGCGTAACGCAGTCGCGCTGGTTTGATGAGGTGCAGTTGGTGGCTGCATAAAAACACATGTTTGGAACTACCAGCTTTTCACAGGCTCCATTTGCGTCCGCACCCTATTTTATTTTTATAGCGGATGTTTCTGAAACTGTGTCTGGAAGTGATACGGAAGTAGCCCAAACAGATTTTGCAGTTGCGGTCAGCGAAACGGTAACAGGTTCAAATAGCCAAGCAGCGGCGGTTGTTTTTGTAAGCGCAGTAAGCGAGACGGTTGTTGGGTCTGATGTGGGGGCGGCACAGGTTGATTTTGTAAGCGCGGTAAGTGAAACAGCGCAAGTAAGTGATACTGAAGCGGCGCTGGTAGATTTCGTAGTTGCGGTCAGTGAAACAGTGTCAGGCTCTGATACAGAAGCAGCACAGACAGACTTTGCAGTTGTAGTTAGTGAAACCGTAACAGGTTTGGACGATCAAATTGTTTCGTTGGTATTTTTTGCAGACCAAGATGAAACAGTCAACGCAAGCAGCACGGAAGCAGCAGTTTATACAACGAGCCAGAGTGTTAATGAGAATATTAGTGGGTCAGATGTATTTACAGGTCCGACTGATTTTGCGGCAGCAGTAAGCGAAACGGTACAGACACAAGATATAAATGCAGCGGGAGCCATATTTGTTGCTTCGTTGCTTGAGCAGTTTACAGCGGCAAATACATTTGCGCGGCGTTTGTTGTGGGAATTAATTGATAATAACCAAATTCCCCCTCCAGTCCCAGCGACAATAGTAAATGCGTTTTCTTCTGTGTCGATGTCAGATTTGTCTATGTCTGGTGGCCCAGAAACTGTGTCTGTAAATTTGTTTGCGTGGCCCACAATAAATAACGGGCAAAATGCTGGTTGGGGCTTGTTAGATACGGACGCTCCCACAGCGTGGGAAAAAATAGACACTATATAGGTGAGATTATGCCGCTTGTAATAAAAGATCGCGTCAGAGAAACTACTACAACCACTGGCACTGGCACTGTTACTTTAGCCGGAGCGGTTGTCGGGTATCAGAGTTTCTCAGTGGTTGGTAACGGTAACACTACTTACTATTGTATTGCTAACCCCGGCACTACTGAATGGGAAGTAGGCATCGGCACGTACACCGCATCAGGCACAACACTTTCACGCGATACAGTGTTAGCTTCAAGCGCTGGTGCGCCTACCAAAACAAATTTCTCAGCAGGAGCGAAAGACGTTTTTGTTACATACCCTGCGGAGGAAGCTGTTTATGACGGCGGCGCATTTAACGGCACGGTGGGCGCGACAACACCTGCTGCTGGTACGTTCACGACGCTAATCGCTAACGGCAACACAACCCTCGGCGATGCCTCTACCGACACTGTGACAGTGAACGGGTATGTGGGGGTGGGGGGCGCGCCATCCAGCACGCTTGGGTTATATGTGCGGAATATTGCGCTTACAGGAACAACTCAAGTAGGCGTTTGGTCGGCCCCTGTCAGCACAAATGCAGCAACTAGTCAAACAAACGCCTTTGTTTCGCAGCCAACAACAAGCGCCGCTGCGTATACTGTAACTGCGGTGTCTGGCTTTCGCGCCGAAAACGCCGTCTTAGGCGCTGGCTCTACCATCACCAACCAGCATGGCGTATACATCGCCGATCAAACCCAAGGCACCAACAACTACGGCATCACCAGCCTAGTATCCAGCGGCGCGAACAAGTGGAACATTTACGCGAGTGGTACGGCGGCGAACTATTTTGCTGGTAACGTGGGGATTGGTACGACTACGCTTACCTATAGGTTTAATGTAGGGGAAACATTAGTAGACTGTAATAGCGAATTTAAAACATCAAAAGTTGATGGTTTAACGCAGTTACTGTTAACAAATGATGCGCGTACTTGGGGTATTAGAAATAACGGTGGTTTATCTGACTCTTTTGAAATAAGGGATGTAACCGCTGCAACAACAAGAATGACAATCGACTCCTCCGGCAACGTGGGGATTGGTACAACCGCTCCGACAAGTTTATTAACCGCATCGCAGTCAGCCAATGGCAGTGGCCCGGTAATTGAAGTTGCAAACACGTATTATTTGGCAACAAGCACCGACGAGAGAGTGGAATTTCAAGGGTCGTTTTACCAAAATGATGTAGCAGCATTACGAGCCGCCGGTACTGTGCGCTTTGGCAAATCTGGTGACTTTTCAAACAACGCAAATGCTTCAGCGTTTATGGCATTTATAACAAGAAACGCCGGAACACTTTCGGAAAAAATGCGTATCGACTCCTCTGGCAACGTGGGGATTGGTACGACAAGTCCTAGTTCTCTGTTGCACGTTTCTAGTTCTACCACTAACTCTCAAGTTACTGTTTCAAATTCAGGAAGCCAGTTTCAATTTCAATCAAATTCAAATGATGGTTATTTGAATATGACAGGAACCGGAAATATTATTTTTAGACTCGGTTCTGGTTTTGCTGAACGCGCCCGTATCACCAGCGGGGGGGATTTGCTGGTGGGGGCTACGACAACCATTGCAAGTGCAAAATTTTATGTTCAAGGAAGCGT